TTCGAGTTGGCGAAGTTGACGGCCTGAGTGCTGGTGTTTTCCATTGCGACCGTCAGGCAGCAGCCTTTCGGGACGCAGACCTGTGCGGAAACATAAATGTTAAAGTAGTTTTCTACCGCCGCAGGCGTGACAATAGCTGTTGCACTGGTCAACGGCTCTCCATTGATGGCAAGCGCCGCCGTGATGGCCTCGACCGTGCCTCCGGTGGGAATAGCGATGTTGCCGCCATAGGAGACCCTAAACAGGGCGCGGTTTTGATTGGTGATGCCGCGCAGCGTGACAATGCCGGCGCCCTGGCGATGCACGATACACGGCTTGCTATTGACCGCCGTTTCGGTCAAGGGAACGTTCTGGCCTGCGGCTACGCTCACAATATTCGCGTTTGTGTACTCTGCCAAAATAATCAGTCCTTTCTAAAGTGGTCGAAATCGACCATGTTAAAATACAGCGGCGAGGCAATAGCCCCGCCGCGTTGGTGTCAGTATCGGCACGGGGCCGACCATCTCGGTAACGTCACCGATATGGTGACCGAGAAGCTATGCTATGCAGTTGTCAGCAGCCGCAACCCTGATTGCAACCGCAGCCGCCGTAACCGCTGCCCGCCCACGGGTTACAGGTAATGTAGGCAGGAGAAGGGCACGGACGCAACTGCGAGATCAGATAGTTGTTCTGCGCGGCCTGAGATGCGGCCAGCTTCAAGCCCTGATTCTCGCTCTGGAGATCCTGCAGCTTGCTCTGCGTCAGGAAGTCGAGGATCGCGCGGCTGTTGCTGTTGGCGTTGTCGATGATGTCGCGCGTCGCGTTCTGCACAGTGTTGCGCGTGTCACACGCCTGCGCCGCCATGTCGTAGCGCACGCCCTCGATGCTGCGCTGGGTGTTACAGCAACATTCAGCGGCCTGCATCTGCATGGCGTTGAGCTGCTGCATCAGCGCGGCCTGCTGGTTGCTGCGGGACAGCTCGGCCTGCGCAAAGCCGTTTGCCATCGCCATATTGGTGCCGTTGACAAGCTGCGCTTGCTGGTAAAACCCGTTGCAAAGGCCGTCGTTCACACTGTCGATTTTGCGCTCGATGTTGGAGAAGTCGGACGCCAGCACATAGCCGTCGACCACGCCGCCGGAATTGCCAGCGTTGTTGCCCCAGCCGTTGCCGCCCCAGCCGCAGAACGCGAACAGGAACAGAACGATAAGCCACCACGCGCCGTCACCGCCAAACCCAAAGCCACCGCTATTGGTAGGCTGCACCGGCATCGTCATCATGGGAGCGCCGCCATCGGAAAGAGACATAGTATCACTCCTTTTACAAAATTTTAATTTATCAAATCGTGGCCACGATGTTGATTACTGCATTAAACTCTGAAACTGCTTCGCCATCTGCTGAAGCTGGTTGAGCTGCTGCTGGTTCAATTTGCCGCTCTGCAAAAGCTTTTCAACCTCTGCTTTTGGGTCGCCTTGGAAATTCGCCTTGAACTGCTTGAACTGCTGCACCATCTGCATAAAGCTGTTGCCGCCGCCCATTGCACCGAAAAACGGATTATTCATCGCTCTTTTCCTCCTTGCGCTTCTTGCCCTTCATTTCGCTCACAAGCGCCGCCAGCGCGTCAAACTCCTTGCGAGTGACAAATTCCACGCCCTTTTCCTGCGGAGCTGTACGGGGTGCTTCTGCGCGCTCTACAAGGTCGTAAATCTTGAGCGTCGGCCTGCCACTTGCATCTGCTTGCTTGAGATAGACGGTAGGCGCGGTACTATCCCATAAGGTAACCGCCGCGTTAGGCGCTATCATCCAATTCCGAGCCTCCTGCTCGCCGCTTACCCATTGCACCCCGCCCTGTGCGATTGGATTTTGTGGGGCCTGTGGCGTCTGCATCATAGGCATTTGCTGCTGCCGCATTTGCATGAGGTTGTCCGGCATAGGCTGCGGGTAATAAGGGTTTTGGTAGCCGTAAGGGGTAAAAGCCATAATTATTCCATCCTTTCCGTTGTCCAGTAATATAAGGGCACTTCGCCGCCCGAATTCCAGGAATCAAAAATTACGCCATCCTGTACGCAGACCACATGCCCGGATAAAGCAAGGATATAAGTCCCTTTTGGGTGCTCCTCCGCAAACCGCGCCACCGTGTAGCAATCGGGGCATGTGTCCGGGATAATATGCCGCCGATATCCGATACTGCGCAAGTAAGCCCCCCAACAGGCGTTAGCGTTTGGTAAATCTCCGACCAAGTAGCCCTGCATGCACAGCCGGAGGTAAACCTCGCCCCAATCCTTTCCCGTGGCCTTACAGATCGCACGGACAGTGCAATCTGACACGTTTTTCCCGCAGGGATTTGGATTAAAATATTTATACATGATCGCAATCCCTATATAGGCTTTCAGCAATTTCCACATACGCTAAAAGCCCCCTGGGATCGTCTGCGTACAAGATGCAAATATCCTGCGCCATTTGCGCGGTAAACCCGCATTTGATTAATCGCTCGTACATATTCCAGCCTCCTTGCCTCTATAATAAAAAAAATCCGGGCAGATAAACTGCCCGGATTCTGCCTGGATTCTGCAATGATTAATCTTCTTTTTTTATTGCCTCTTTAATTAGTTTCTCGATGTAGTTCGAGACGCTGCGGCCATCCGCTTCGGCGGCGGCCTGCAGTTGGGATTTGAGATCCGGTGTGATCCGGATTACGAGACGATCGGTTTTTGCCATATCAAAAATCCTCACCAGAGACATACTCAGCAACACAAATAGGATCAGAAGTGGGATTACCATTTGCGTCATAACCACCATCAATTTCAGCGATACGCTCATAGCCCCACTGCTTAGCCATTGCAACAGCCTCATTCCAATCAAAACTACCGGTGCCCCAATCATTATCGCCGACGTCTTGCTGCACTGCATACCAATTCTTATTTTCACTCATTTTTACTTGCTCCTTTCAATTCAAAACTTGGCCTGTCCGTTATCTTTACTGTGGTTACAGTGTACGCCATTTGTGCGCACAATGCAAGGAGAGAAATGCACAAATTTTTATTATTTTTTTGTGCAAAAACGAAAAATAGCCGCGCCCAAAAAGGGCACGGCTACTTTTAGGAATTGAATGCATCCGCCAGTTTTTGGTATGCTCGGCGTCGCAATTTGTAAAATCCATCTACGCTGATATGCAGTTTTGCCGCCGTCTGTACGCAGGTGCGGCCAAAAACGTCCACGTCAATTACACAGGTTTCCTCGTCTTCCGGCAGCCCTACCGCGCGGATCGTTTCTGTGGCGCGGCATGGTGCCATAGTGGATAGTTTTTTGCGGATCCTTTTGTGCTGATCTATCATTTCCCACGGTGTGCCGTGGAGGTGCGGATGCGTTGAGCACGAGCGTGAGGCCGGCGTAGCGATGTCCTCTGCGCCCTCCAGGTGTTTACCGTTACCGGATATACCCCTCAAAGCCGGCGGCCTTGAGCTTGGCCAGCATCTTCTCCGCGTTGGCGCGGACGGCAAATGCACCCACCTGCACCCGGTAGAGCTTATCGGTGGTGGCGGCGGGCTTGGGCTGCTCGGGCGCCTTAAAGGCCACGCCGAAGTAATCGCAGATCCCCCGGGCGATGGCCTCGCCGATGTCAACCGTGTGTTCCACAATCCACTTGGCGGTGGTGGCGTTGTCGTGGAACTCGCACTCGATATAGGCCGTAGGGGCGCTGGGCACCCGCACCTCGTACAGGGAGGCATCCACCCGGATGTTCTCGCTGGCGCCTGGGGTCACCGGGGCCAGCCGATTAAAAATAGCCTTGCAGGCCTTCATGCCCTCGCCGCTGCTGTTAAAGCAGAACATGCGAGTGCCGCTGACCGTGCCGTTAAAGGCGTTGGTGTGGATGGGCACATGGAGGTCTGCGCCGAAGGCGTTGGATTCCTTGCACTTATCCTGCATGGAGGGCATATGCCCCACCTTCACGGTCACGCCGCTGCGCTCCAGGGCGATGCGGCAGGCATCGGCAATTTTACCGCACTGGACGGCCTCGGTGGTGTTGCCGTAGGCATAGCGGTTGTCGGTCTGATTGCTGGGAGACAGATATACTTTAGCCATTTTCGTTTCCCTCCTTGTTATAGGTGGCGGTGGAGATGCACAGCACCGCGCCCAGGAACGTGTCCACGGCGGTGATGGTGGTCACGATCTCCTCCGAGTAAGGCCAGGCCCACACGGCGGACAGGGCCGCGTACAGCGTGGCGATGGCCGGCAGGGCGATGATGACCACCCACTTGAGAATGTCATACAGCTTGTCAGGGATTTTCATGGTTTGCTCCTTTCTGTGCCCGATTCGGGCACCACAAAAATTAATGATTGTTTTCTAAATCCGCGATGCGGTGGTTGGCAACCTTGATCTGCTCCTCCAACACCGGGACACGCCGCGCAAAATTGTTGTGCTCCCGGACTTCCCGGGTCAGCTCATCCAGCTTAGTGTCGGTGACGGCCTGATGCGTATCCAGCTTGGCCTGTACATACCGGGTAGTCTTGTTGCTTGTGATGATTACCCCCAGCAGCGACAAGCCGCTGGTAATCAGGGCCACAATGATAGTTTCCGTCATGTTCATTCCTTTCCTGCCGCCAGCAGCGCGGCAAACATAAACCCCAAGCACGATGATGCGGGGATAATCAATAACAGCCACAAAGGATCCATACGGCGCACCTCCTCAGCTTGCAATCCATATTCCGGCGATGTAAATATAGTACCCGGCGGCTATAGCCTCTTTGGGGCGTATCTGTATGGTGCCGGAGGTGGTCAGCCTCGCATCTAATGACTTTTGACAGTATACACTTAGGGCATAGGTGGACGTTGGGCGATGGTCGCTTATGTCGGCAATGTCGTATGTCGTATCAGCCGTTAGCGAAACATTGGTCTCTCCCGATACCCTCAGGATGCCGAGGCCCATCATAGCGGAGTATTTTGCCATACCGCTAAAGCCCTTCAAGTTTGATCCGGACGCGCCAATCGTCAGATTGGTAGGGCTAAGGCCCAGCAGCGTCAGGGTCCCCGCCACATCGTCATAACGAATCACGCTGCGGCTGTTTTGGGCGTCGTAGACGCCCCAAGCTGCTGTGGATTCCCCGTTGCCGCCGTATACGCCCACATTGTGCGGATTTGCGGCTCCGTCCGTGGTCTGAAAATAGATGTCCTTTTCCGTGTCCGACTTTTTGTATCCACCCATATAGACAAATCGATCCGCATAGATTGACTTGTCAAAGTAGGCATCCAGCCCCACCTGGAATGCCTTGGTTTTATCGTCATCGCATAGTCGGCCAATCCCAACGGATGATTTTGATTTTGCTAAGTGCTGCAGCACAAAGGACGCCGAAATGTCCCGCATGCTGGAATTGCTGGTGCTAAAAGCATCCGTTGCCACCACGCGCACTGTGTAGCGCTTATTTGTATCGGCGGGGAAAATAATGGTGATGTTTTTAGGGGCATACTTATCGGCATCCGGTATCGTTGGTGTTACTTCCGTCCATAATCCCGTGCCACCATATTCTCGGTACTGCACCTTGTAAGCCGCCGTGTTTTTGTTAGATAGCGGGGTAATGGCGGCGGTAAAGGTGACTTTACCGTACTCTCCCGTGCGGCTCGCTGTGCCATTTTGCGTGCAGCGGGTGGCCGAAATGGCCGAGATGGTGGGGACGCTGTATTTGGATACCGTATAGCTTAGCGATTTTGTAGCCGTGCGCCCACGGCTATCCGTTACAGCGCATGTGATATACACCGTGCCGTAGTAAGGCAAAAGCCCCGTTGTCCCGCTCGCCGCAGATGCGGTATACAGTGTGCCGGAGCCAGCCGACCAGCCCACCTTAATGCTATAGGATTTAATGGTGCTGCCCTGCGCACCCGTGCCAGTGATTGCAACTCTGATTTTACTGAGCAGCTGCAGGAAATACCCGGTATATTTTGTTTTGTTGCCCGTTGGGTCAGTTACGGACACTGTCAGTGAAGGCACCTCGCTTGCCGGGATCGCCAGCGTCACCGCACACTCCGACCGCCCCACATAAGTGCTACCGTTATAAGTGTTGGTAATGATCGTTACGACCAACTGTGTGCTGTTGGGCGCGTTGGTGGCAAGGCTAACGGGAGGTGTCCAGTGATAAGTTCCCGCTGTGCCATCATATCCCGTGATCTGCACAGCGCTATTGCTTCCGATCTTGTAATAGAGTTTGTCAGTAAAGCTTGCGCTCTTGCGGTCAATTGTGATTTTAAGGGCCGTACCGAGTGTGCCCGTGCTGGGCGCTGATACAGCAGATGCGCGTGGGATGGTGTCCAGCGTCAGCGTCTTGGTCTGCGTGATTACGCCCGCGCTGATCTCCGTGTCCATCCACGTCCGCACCTTAATGCTCCCAGTGCCATCAGCCTTGTGGCTGACGGTGAGGGTGGTATCCAAGATGGTCTTGGTGGTATTTTGCGGCAGCGTAAACGCTACTGTGTGCTCGGTCTCTGTGCCGCCATTAATGGTGATGTAGTAATACGCCTTATCACCGGGGGCGTTGTTATAGCTGGAGCCGGTCTGCTGTGATGTCCATTTTATGCGGACTTTGGAGGTGTTGTTGACTATGGATTGGCCAACTTGCTCCAAGGATAGATTTTGATATACACTCATGGGGCGTTCCCTCCTTAACTGACGATCACATCGTCATTATCGTCCGCCTGCATAATCACGTTCCCTATGGATATGGACGATAATACTTTGAGACGCTTGGCTTCCACGCCTTCCGCCGTGATTTGCAGTTCTGGTGTATTGTTGCGCACAAACTGCAAAATGTCGTTATCCAACCGTAGCAATACTTCATTCCCGCTCTCGCCGATGATAAGCCCCACGTCCGTAAATCTAAAAGCCTTTGTAATAGATTCATACTTTGCTTGCAAATCGCCGTCTACGTCATCAATCCGCTCGGTGACTTTGGTGATATCAATACCAAGCTGATCAGTCAGCACGGAGAGCCTTGTGCTGACCTCCTCCTTGTAGCTGCCAAAATCCCCGGTTTCCACATAGTTTTCCAGCGCCGATAGGATGATAGACTTGACATTCTGCTGCAGGTCGGTGATCTGCTGGGTGGTGGTTTGGGTTACCTGACCTGCAGAATCGTCCACCCGCTCGATTAACTCCGCGCGCGTGTTTTCAATGCGCTCGTTTGTTTTTCGATCCGCATCAATTTGCGATCCGGTATATGTGCGGCTGGTCCCGCCCAACGTGATTTGTGTGTTGCCTGGGTCAAGGATGTCCGGGGCCAACTCCATCAGCGGGTAGGACGCGCTGTAGCCGTGTGGCGTACTGACCAGGGCGGTCATTCTGCCCACCCGGAAATGCTGGACGCCCTCTTGCCAGCCCAAATCCACCGCCTTGCAGGTGATGGTCTCCGGCATGGACAGGCCATTGTCAGCCAGGGACGCCTTTGCTTTCGCCCGCAGGTTGGTGTCAACGGTCACATCGTCCCACTTGATATGCCGGGTAATGCGCCCATATGTGGCCACGCCAGACTTGCTGTAGATGATTTTCCCGGATTTCACCAGGTCATCCGTCAAGTCACCGTCCGGCAGATTCCCGATGGTCAGGCCGTCCTTGCCCTCCGGGAGAATAGCAGTGTAAATGTCCGCACCGTCCGTCTCGCTGGACAGGTCGAGAAGATTTTCGGCGAATTTCACCGTCTGCGTGTTTGTCAGCGGCAGCGCGGCGTAATAGTCCAAATAATTGCCGTCATTCTCGTATCGAATCAGCAGATTCCCGCCCAGGGAAGATTTGAACAGCTTATCGGAAATAGTGGTCATCGCCGTGGCGTACTCCTCAGAGCCACGGGTGATGTAATTGTTCGGGTCGGACACGGTGACCACGCCGGGCTTGATCTGCTGCTCCGTGGACACTTGGCTGTTATGCTGCGCCAAAATCCAGCGGAAAAAGAAATCAACCACATTCCCGCTTGCGGCGGCGGCCTTATAGGAAGCGTCCTCCGCAAAGTCCTCCGGGAAGTTAAACGGCGGTATGATGCTGTCATTCAGCGCCGCCATAATGCCCTCTGTTTCGATTTTGTGCGCCCCGTAGAAGTCTTTTATATCGCTGGTTATTCTTCCCCTATATATAGGGAAAGTGCCGTCCAGCAGTTCCACAAGGCCGCTCATGCGGCGCAGATTGCTTAAATAGGGATGTTCTGCGTCCACCGTAAAGGACATTTCCCCGGCCTTGCTGACCGCCAGCTTAACAGAGGGGTCACGGACGATTAGTTTTTCGTCCGCAAGGCGCGGGTCATACAGGATATAGTTTTTGTATTTGAGTTGATACATTACAGGCTCGCCTCCTGGTATGTCACAGTGATGCTGCCTGTGCCGCTTGCGACTTTTGCTTTCAGGGTGTTGCTTCCAGCCACAAGACGGATAGCGGGCAGAATATGATCTCCCGCGCTGATGTTGATTGTGCTGCTGCCCCAAAGCAAGGTGGTGTCCTGGGCCACCGTGATAGTAGGGATGACAGGCCGGCGCTCGTTGGGTAGGGATAGCTGTTTGTAGGCCGTGCCAAGGTCAGAGCGGGAAACCGTGGTTTTTGCGTTCTTGTATTTCCACGGGTCGCAGTCAACCGTGACCGGGATAGTCTGCATCATTTTGACAAGCTCCACCTGCCCAACGGAGCACCGCCCACTGTAAAAATGGGCGGTGTCCTCGGGGAATGTTATTTTAACGCGCTTGCCGTGGACTTTGTTGCAGAAATCGGAAATCGTAGCAGGCCATGTCTTGCCGCTCACCGTGTCCACGCCGGTGAGCTTCAGTGTAATAGTGCGGTTCTTATAGGTGACTTCTCCGGTCAGCACTTCAGACGCATCCAGCAGACCGTCCCGGCCCGGAACATCGATCATGTTCGTGCGGACCTCCGGAAGGGAAATGGACTTGCTTGCAAGCAGCAGACCATATTCTGCGTAGGTATCTTTCCCGTCAAAAAATACTTTTCCAATCATACGGCCCTTGCCCTCCTCGCGTTGATTTTGGCCAGTTCTTCATCCATGCCTGGGGCAAGCAAACCGACAACCTGGCCACTGTCCATGATGACTTTCATATTTGCCAACATAGGCAAATACTGTTCCAGCAGCATTACAATTCTGCCAGAATCGCTGCCACCGCTTGTGCTTTCTGCTCCGTAAGAGCCACTTGTATAGTTTCTGCTGATGTTTGCATCTGCCGTAATGGTGCCAGCGTCAAAGCTCATGTTGCCTTCGATGTCCTTTTTCACCGATGAAAATTCATCGCTAAACCCTTCGCCCAAGCCTTCAGCCATAAAGCCGCCGATGCCGGCAAAGACCTTGGAAGGGGATGCAATACCAAGAATTTTCTTGACGCCGCCTACAAGCGCATCCACTTTATCGTTAAACCAGTTCTTGATGTTGTCCCACATTCCGGCGATGCCGTCTTTCAAACCCTGAACGATGTTTCTACCGATGCCGCCCCAGTCATAATTTCGGATCGTGTCAGCAATGGCCGCGATAATGCGCGGGACAGATGCAATCAGTTCCGGGATTGCTCCGACAATGCCGGTAATCAGCGATACAATGATTTGCGGCGCCGCAAGAATGATTTTGTCAAGGTTGTTTACAATGCCGTTGATGAACGCAATAATCAGCGTAGGGATTGCCGCCACCAATTCCGGTATGCACTGGATAATTCCGTCTATCAGCGCAAACAGGAGATCGATTCCCATTTGGATAATGTTCGGCAACTCTACAATGATTGCTGCAAGCAAGTTGCCAATAATCAGAGGTACTGCCGCAATAAGCTGCGGGATCGCGTCAATCATCCCGTTTGCCAGCGTCATAATCAGCAGGATTGCCGTCTCGACAATTTGCGTTAAAAATTCAGGGTCTGTTATCTGCTGTATAACTGTCAGGGTTACTTGGATTAGAGCATCAATCAATGCCGGGAGATTGTCAATCAGCCCATTTGCAAGTTGCAGCACGATTTCAATAGAGGCAGCATTCAACGCCGGAAGATTTTGGATAATTGCATTTACAAGCGCCATAACAATATCTGCGCCTACCTGCACGATTTTAGGCAAGTACTCAAGGATTTTATTAAGCCCATCGCCCACAACGTTGCCCATTTCGTCCATCAATCCAGAAAGACCGCCGGTGCTAAATGCATCCGTCAGTTGAGATACATACCCCGTAAGCGTCTCGATGGCCTTTTGCGCTGGGCCGGAAAAAGTCTCATAAAGAGTGATGCCAAATCCTTCTGTGGCAGATTTTAGGATAGTAATTGCGCCGTTCAGGTTGTTAATCATCGTGTCCGCCATGCTTTGCGCAGTACCGTCCGCATTGGCGATGGCGGATGTTAATTTCTCAAAATCGGAATCGGACGCATTGACGATGGCCAGCATGCCGGACATTGCTTCCTGACCGGCAATGGCCGCTGCCACGTTAGCTTTCTCTGCTTCGCTCAATCCGGCCATTTTATCGCGCAGGATCTGCATGGTTTCGCTAAATGGCTTCATGGTTCCATCAGCGTTTTGGATAGCATCCGCTGCATCCATGCCCAAGGAAGCAAACGCCTCTTGGACTTCCTTGGTCGGTTTGGCCAGCCTGGTAAGCATTGCGCGCATTGATGTGCCAGCTTGTTCCGCCTTGATTCCGCTGTTGGCCATCAAACCAAGGGCAACAGATACGTCCTCAATGCTATACCCCAAAGCGCCGGCAACAGGAGCAACGTATTTGAAGGAGCCGCCCAGCATGGATACGTTCGTATTTGCGCTATTTGACGCAGCGGCGAGCACATCAGCAAAATGCGCAGAATCAGAGGCCTGCAGTCCGAATGCCGTCAGTGCATCCGTTACAATGTCCGACGTTAACGCAAGATCTTCGCCAGACGCGGCAGCAAGATTCATAATTCCATCAATACCGTTTAGCATTTCCTCGGTTTTCCATCCTGCCATAGCCATGTAGGTAAAGGCATCAGCCGATTCGGATGCGGAGAACTTGGTTTTTGCACCCATTTCCTTTGCTTTATCTCGCAGAGCGTCTAAACTTTCGCCGGTTGCCCCAGAAATTGCCGCGACATTGGCCATAGACGAATCAAAATTACTACCGACATCAATGGCATATTTCCCGACCGCTGTAGCTGCTACGGATGCGGCTGCTATTGCTTTGGCTCCAAATTCAGCAACTTTTTTCGCAGCATTTGTAAACTTTCCGCCAAGCCGATTTGCGTTTTCGCCGATTTCCTCGATTTGGTTGTTTACATCGCCAGAATCTACGGAAATTTTTACAAACAAATCAAGTAGATTCATGTGTTCACCTCGCTCTCTTTGTAAATTCTGAAAATTATTCGTGACATTCCATTGATAGCATGGTATGATATCGGCAAGGAGGGATTATTTATGATAAGTTTTAACAAAGATTCTGCTTGGGACTTAAAGCCGATTCCCGTTTCCGATGTGCGTGGTGAAGTGAATGGCTTGTTGATTGACGGGGAAGAAATCGCTGCCGCATTTAAGACCGTTCGCGACCAGCTGATTTTTACTAACAAGCGAGTCATATCGGTTGATGTACAGGGGATTACAGGAAAGCGCAAGTCCTTCAGCTCTATGCCCTATTCGAAAGTGCAGTTTTTCTCCGTGCAAACCCCAGGCTTTGCCGAAATCATCCCGGATAGCGAACTTGTTCTGACATTCTCCAATGGTTATGTCGCAAAGTTTGAGTTTAAGGGAGGCACAGACATCGGGAAAATCGGAAGAATGATTTCTGATTATGTCCTCAAGTAACGCATATTCGCCCGCCGCCCCTTTACGGGGCGGCTTTTTTAACTTGTAACCCGCAACGATTGACAATATCGCTGGTGATTTCTTCACATGAGCGATTGTCTTTTTTGCTCACATCTATAATTTCAATGTATCGCTTATCGATTGAAACGCCCGCGCATCGCTCGCATATTGCTTTAAGCAGGTCAGCAGAATAAATTCGATATGCTTTTTCTTCTGCATCCTGCTTGTACCGCGCTACACAGTATGACAGAAATGGCTTTACTCTTTGGCTTCCACGATATTCTCCTGCACAGAGCCGGACGGCGTTTCTGCCGTCTCGGTCTGCGCAGATGTAAAAAGGTCCGCAAAGGCATCGTCCGTCATAAGCTCAGTAACATCAACCAGCAACTTGGCAAGCGTCAGCCCAGCGGCATATTTTTTTGCAGGCACGCCTTCCACAGCCGCCAAAATTGCGATCAGATCTTTCTTGTGTCCACGCAAAAGCAACGGAGCAGATTTCTTAACCCTTGCCAATACAAAGTCCTTTGCATTTACGCCATCCGGGAGCTTCTGACGCTGAAACAACGCTGCGGCTTCTTTGTCCTCGGCTATGTTGGCAATAGGATCGATAATGTCTGCGATAACATCAAACACTCGCTCCCCTTTAATTTTTGACAGTTTCATGGTGTTACTCCTCCGCCGTACCGGCCTTGATGTAGATCTCAAATGGCACAGTGTCCTGTGCGCTCATGGAGTAGTGGGCCGTATACTCAAACGCGAACTGCCCCTTCGCCTTGTCGCTGGTCTTCAGCTGGAAGCCGCCGGTGGACAGTGCGTTCATCAGGTGGATGGCGATGAAGCCGCCATTTTTATCGCCGTTCTTGTCGGAGTAGTCGCCCACCAGCCAGATGTCGGAAAAGTCAGCGTCCGACAGATCGTTCCGAGGCGTGACCTTCCCATCGCTGGTACCCACATCGGCAGCACCGCAAAGGCTCTTTGCAATCTTGGTGTCTGCGTTAATGAACGTACCCGCAATCTTCGCCTCCCAGGAATCCACCCGTTTCAGTTCCTTCATGTTCTTGGGGCAGTTGTCGATGTCCTCTCCATAGTCCTTATAGGTGGGCGTTGCGGTAAAGCTAATGCCGCCGGTCGTCGCGCCAATCTGCCCCGATTCCCCGATGGTGCCGGTGGCCGGGGTAAAATCGGTAGTCAGAATACCGGCGTTTATCTGGAGCTTCTGAAATGCATCAGAGGGAATTTTTGTGAATTTCATATTTTCTTCCTTTCATCAGTTTTGCGATAGGTATTCCACCGTGATGTTGAGATACCTTCGCTTGATGTTTTTATCGCTTTCGTCCGCGATGTTCTGACACCACGGGGAGCCACGCTTGATCCACATTGCTCCGCCGTCATAGGCGACCATACAGCCGCCCATGCCGATTGCGTCGCTGATTTCTTGTGCCTTTGCGTTGGGCAACGCTTCGCTCTCGGTGTAATACCAGAGGTTGACCGTCAGCGCGGTCTCGCCGCTCTCCCATGATCCGGTGATAAGCTCATAGGTCAGCCACGGGAAAACCGCGTCCTCCGGCACGTTGGAAGTCGGATACGCTGGGAGGAATTGAGAAAGCCACGCATGGAGCGCCTTGTCCTTTGTCATTTCGGCAGCTCCTTTCGCTCCGCTGTGAAGAATTTCAGCGTCTTAATGATTGCACCCGCAGACCTTGGCGCGGCCTTTTCCTCTGGATTCGAGGTCACGCGATAGGTAATCCCCGTTTCCGTATCGCGGAAATAATCGTTATACTCGATGGGAACGCTCTGACTAACCAGCGCGGAATACACCGAGGTCACACCCTCCTTTTCCGCCCTGCGGGCCTCCATCGAGGTGTCAAGCGCCTGATAGTTGAGAAATTCCGCGCCCTCAGCCCAAGCAACGATGTAGCCGCCTGCTCCGTCCGGCGTTCGCGTCTTTTCCATCAGCACGCATTTGCTTGCGAAATCGTCCAGTAAACTCACGGTTCCACCCCCTTGAGCTTTCGCCAGTCGTTTAACCGACCTCTAAAAGCGTCCTGCCAGCCGTTTAACGTGCCGCTGTCGCTTCCCGCGCTGCGTTTGGTGTAAGAATAGCCCCCGAAGCTCTCGCTTTGATACGGGCTTGCAACGGCCTCCCCGTTCTTTTCCTGCCAAGCCTCGATCTCAACCGAAAGATCGATTACGGCTTTCGGCACGGCAAGCGCCCACACAGAGCCGGTAAACGTCTCGTCCGTTAAATCGACCGCCGGATATTGATGCAGCCCGTCGTTAAACACAGAGCCGACGATGCGGAAATATTGATTGGTCAGGAGAAAGGGCAGCGTAATGCTGCCATTCTCCACGGCAAACTCCCCCTCATGGATATCCACAAGGAACCAGTTGTTTAAGTGCCGCAAAACCTGTTCAAGCATCACGCCGCCCTCCTTATCACTTTGCGGTCACGCTCGCGTTGCCGCTCTTGAGCGCGTGGTAGTTGCCGTCGCACTCGA